TTTCTTTTTGAAAGCGAGAAATATAACCTGATGTTACCATCCACTTTAAGAAACCTGATACTATACGTGCTCTTGCTGTGTCATCAACTCCTACAGGAAATGCTCGTATATTAGCACTGTTTAAGCTGGACATAAACAATGATACTAAACGTGTTACACGTTCATCAATTGTATGAGCCTCCATATCGGATGCTCCTTCCCAAGGAAATGCATCTGCACCGTGTTTACGGTGATCACGACTCTTACCAGGCCAGAAGTTTCTACGATCATCGTAGCTTGTTCTGCATAGGTCAAAGTATGCTTCTAGTTCAGTTACGGTTTGGTCATACGCGTAACGTAATATTTTTACATCTGGCTCATCCTGTACGAATGTCAGAGCTTTGGAAATTGAATCACTGTCCATCTATTTTGTTTTTTAGATTTTGAATTATATTTCTTATATAATCTTTAGGCATCCCAATTCTATCACACATATCCCTGTGTGACATCTCTATCGTGTGCTCGTGTAAAATAAAACGCCGTAACATTTCCCAGGATGCTAATCTATGGATCTGTTCATTTCTCCATTTCCTACTTGCTGTAATTTCTTTAGAATATTCTTTTTTCGTGGACATACCTATAACTCGTTCCCGTATTATCAGATATGCACTCAACAGTAATAGTTTTACCAATCAATCGTCCCCAGAATTTTCTAGGTATCAAGACAGGCACCTTCTTACCAATTTCTTTAGAATGTCCCCAATTGTAACATCGGTTAGGACACTCCTGTAAAATTTTTACCTGAATATGTTTGGGTACAATTTCAGGTATAATAAGTGCATCTCTTAATATATCAGCACCTTCCTCGTTTATCCAGGTATTCTTACCTTTACCGGTAATAGCTTCCTCAGGTAACTTTTCGTGTGCGATAGTTATAGCGTCTTCAAATTCTATTTCGCATTCCTTTGCGAGTTGTGTAAGTCTAGTCTTAGCCATTAGTATCCTCCTTTTGCTCGTGATGTTGCTTGCATATCTCTGCTAGTAAAATGATCGGGGCCAAGGCCTCCGTTACTCATACGCAAATATCTAATTAAATCAAAAAAATCTTTTAGAGCTTCGTCCATCTTTCCATTAGAATTATAATTAATTAAACTGTCAATTAAATTCCCACAACTTTCATCAATAAAACATCGTGGCCTATTAGCTTCATCAATATCATAATTTGGATTATAGGTAAACCATTCATCAACTGCAGCTATACCTATGTCTTCTGTTTTACCGTCACTAGGAATAAATATCATTCCGTAGTCCTCAAAGCTAGTAAATAGATCAGTATTGTTTTCATTTTCCTTTGCAAAGAACCTGGAGTCACCTATTCTTTCCATTACTTTTATACCCATTTCATCTTCTATCTCTTCAAATAGTTCTACATATCCTCTGACATCTAGTCCTATCTTCTTTGATGCTGGGCCGTATTTCCATTTTGGATCCCCAAAGGTAGCCCACTCTCCATATGTATCTCTATCAGGCCATTCTCTTAGTATATATACATCTTCATCTTCATTAACTGCTGCCCATATAACCGAATAGTTTCTAGCACCAGCTGGATCCACTACCTGATAAACAGTAAAGTCCTTGTCGATTTCAGGCATTTGCATACCATATTTGTTTGGCTCATCTCCAAGTACATTGACTTCTGTAGAAAATAAAGGTAATAGCGAAGTCATTGACTTTACTGGCACACCATATGCTCTAACCATTATATCTTCATCAGATCTGTTTGCTAAATCTTTTGCTATACGTTCGTATCCGCCAAAAGGATTTTCGTCTGAATGAAGGTATATAATACTTGCATCCCGATCCGGGCTGTATTGCTTTACAGGTAATGGTCTATTCGATAACAGTTCAGCTTCTCGTGTTTCTAATGTTTCTGATCCTTTTAAGTACTCTGATATAAAAGGTGTGTATCCATCAATTGGGGTGAATCCTATTAGCAACTTAGAGTTTCTTGTGGCTAGTCGGAAGCGTAGGGTGTTAACAAGTGCGGAATCGCCTAGATATTCATCTAACCAAGCACCTATATTCAATCCGCTGGGTTGATTAAAACCAAATTCAAAACCCTCTAATATAGTCTGATTGTTACTAAATTGTGTATAAGTTTTAAAATCAACACGTGTTCTTGTATCCGGAAAGATAAATGAACTACCAGTGAAACCATTCTGCATTGAATAATTAATATATCCTTCTATGCTCTTTGTTTTCTTCCGGAACTCCTTTGGCATCATCTCCCATACTGCGGCTTGCTGTACCTTTACAGATGTATCTGCGTTCTGTGAAAAGCATACTACGTGGCCATCATAGTTCTCAGTCACTGCTTCCATCAGTATCTTCGCACAACCTGTAGTCTTTCCGGATCTATTACCACCAAGTGTCAGGCACTCATTGTACTGAGATAAACCTTCTTTGATACGTTCCCATCCGGCTAGATCAAAACCGTACCTAAGCGGATCGTCCTGAGCTGCGCGTATCCTACCTTCGTGAGCCCTATGCAATTCACCTAATAGCTTAGGATCCTTTTCGGCTAGTAGTAGTATTTCTTCATCTGTAGGGGCGGCTAGAAGTGGATGTTGAGTAAAGGTTAGTTCCATTAATCGTCCTCGTCTTCTTTCTCCTCAACCTCTGTTTCTTCCCATATGATCTCCAGAGGTTTACTAGCCATATCCGCAGCTGTTTCTCTTATAAGCATTCTACCTACTCTTACATTGGAATAATCATAGAATAAATCTCCATCATCATCCATTACTATGAACATATAGTTAGAAAAATGTTCTCCAAGGTTTCCCCGGATCCTATCAAATAAATCATCATAATCACTATCAATCATCTATTTCTATTATCTCCGCGTCCTTTATCTGTTTAAGCCGGGCCTTAGCCGCTTCTATTGTATCCTCGTAGTCCTCCTGAGTATACACCTTCCTGTCCTCAGTTATCTGTGTAGCCTCTCCCCTAGCTGTCAAAGCCTCCCTAGCCGCATTGGCCTTTGCTATTGACAGTTCCTTGAGATCCCGGAATGTGGGCTCTAGCTCTCCTGTGTCCATACGATCCCGGACTTTGTCTATTAGATCCTCCTCTAGGCTACTCATATTGAGATAGTTCCGGGCCGCGATCTTCCCGGATAGATCTTTGAACTTACCTAGATGATCTGCATAGTCAGTTATTATATTGATTACTGTCTGCCTATCAAAACCATACTTCCGGACTAACCTAGTCTGAGAACTACCTGTTGCATATAGATATAGGATCTTAGCTACCTTCTCCGGATTATGCCGGCTTAGGCTATTAGCTTTATTAAGCTCCTTTGTTTCAGCTACTTCCCGGATTGAGTCCGCGATGTCATTCATTAGTAATTCTTTTTCATCCATCTTTTTTTAATTATTTTCAATTATTTTTACTTTTTTCTCGACAGTCAAGGACAATATAGTGTATAATCATTTATTCTCCTTAAGGGGCCCTAGTCCTTAACGATTATTTCCTTAATTCAAATGCTTGCCCCAAGCAAGCAATAAACCTTAAGGATAATAAAAGGATAACATATAGAGCCCTTGAGTACAGTATTTTTTTAAGGCCTAGTTTAAGATACAGGTACTTGAAGTAGCGACGGGTCTGCGACCCCCGCCCCCCCTAACTAGATTTTAAGTTTACTTCTTTAGTCAAGAACTCATAAATAGAGAATATATTTTTCCTAACCTAGACGCATCAACGCATCCGTATATGATGATATTAAGGGGATGGATTTGGGATGGCTTATTCTGCTTGTACTACGTATCAACGTATCTTGATATGATGATATGTACCTACAGATTGGTCGGAAATCGAAATGCCGATTTTGAGCCTATGAGCCTACTGACTAGAGGTGCATACCTAGGTATCAAACGCAAATCGGATGCCTTGTAGAGCCTCTGAGGTAGCTTAACGTGGATTTTATTTTTGGATTTTTGGAAAAAAAGTTTCATTTATTTACATTTGATATATAATTTATACACGATTGTGAAACTATTTTGGTGAGCTGAGTTTCAATAATAATCGATATTTGGTATTAAATACAAAATAATGAAACCATTTTGCTAGATGGTCTTGTTGGTATTCAACGACTTACGACTTTTTGATTGAGTAGCTAAAATTAGGGGTAAAACTTTTTTCTCGACACTGATCCACTATTTCGATATGAACTTACTTATATTAAACCACAACTATATAAAAATAACATTATGAAAATATCAATACCAACTGTTGAACTAACCCAAGAAGAGTGGGATCAAATCTGTGAAGTCCTAATGGAGGATTTTGGATATACTACAAGAGCTGAATGCAGGGATCACTTTAGAAGTGAAGCAAGTGCATATGCTCATAGCCTTTGTGAAAAATGGTCATACTATAACCAATAATATTAACCACAACTATATAAAAACATTATGAAATTAAAAACCACATTTAAAGATAACGAATACAATACAAGTGTTACTGTATTCCAAAATGACCACCATAAAACTCATCCTTGGACGTTGATATTCAAAGATGGTGATAGTGGATGCATCATCACGACTGAGTTTCACGACAACCGACCATCTGCAATTTATACTGCTAGAAAATATGTCGGAGAAATTAAATAATATTAACCACAACTATATAAAAACATTATGGAAAATCCACACAATCTAACAAAAGAACAAATAGAAGGCGTGATCAAGTCCTTCAAAGCATATCAATATGGCAATACAAACAGATGCCTAAAGTCAAAGGCTCTTAGATCATTATTCCAACACCTTGTACAGGCAGGGTTCGATTTCGTCAGCATTGAGCCACAATGCCTTGACTATGACGAGGAGGAAGAGGTCTTCGGTCATACCGCTTTTCAACAGCATCAGCTCTTCAAGTGGGGTAAGCACTTTGACTACACCAATCAAAAGGGTGAGGAATACAGATACGGCTATCAGTCAATCTATGAGTACTATGAGGCTTATGATGATGAATACATACTTACTGTTGTGAAGGACGGTAAGCAGGCTAGAATCCTTCAGACTTGGTATGGTGGGGTCGAGGGTCTTTACTCAAACGCATCCGCTCACAAGGACATATACGATGACCTAGAGGAGGCATCTGAGAAGTGGTATGAAGAGATGGAAAGAAAGGACATACAATGGTAGAGGTAAAAGACACAAGGCTATACATAGTTGAATGTTGTTGGAAAAGCGAAGACAGTTCAGATACATTATTCAGAACTGTAGCCGTAGGACATCCTGATTTCTTAGATGGGAATAGGGAGTGGACAGAAGAGGAGGAGCTTTTTGACTCCCAAATTTTCTATTACTATGATGACTACGCTGAGTTGAATCAGCATCTCAAAGATGGAGACGAAACACACCACGACTTTATCGTAACAAAAATTATCAACAAGGAGGACACAAAATGATAGAGCTATACGATACTGATTACGAGGGTTCTGATGAATTATTCATTAAACTTGACGATCAACTAGGTGAGCTAGTATCATCCCTGTTGAAAGCGGACGAGATCTTATGGGAGGATGATGCCTACCGTGACGAGTACCACAGACTAAGAAACAGTCTGATGAATTTAATACATCGAGTAAATACTAACAAATAATTATATAAAAACATTATGGCAATAAAAGCAAAAAAATACATTGTAAAATGGCAAGAGCTTGTCACTTACGAAGTCGAAGTTGAAGCAGGTAGCAGAGACGAGGCTCAAGATTTAGCTCAAGATGACTATGGCTACCAAAACGAAGTTGACTGTCAGTATTGGCAAGGGTCAATGGAAGTAGAGGAGGACACAAAATGATAGAGCTATACGATACTGACTTTGTCTTATTCAAAAATGGTGAACCTGTAGAGCCACTTGATGTGGTCTACGCCATTGAATCAGTGCAGGAACTATTAGATGACGGATTTGAGTTTGAAGATGGCGAGGCGTTCATCTCAATGACTGCACTACCTCTTGAATGGCAGAATAAATATATTGAAGCCATTACTGAACACAAAAAATTATTAACAAAACTATATAAAACATTATGATTACATTACCAATTAAAACACTAATCGATCGAGTGATTGAGCTAAAGAAAATCCATCCCGAAATAAACTTAGACCACGTCATTGACGAGCTATACGCAATACGCAAAGAGGTGGACGAGTGGAGATCACAAGCCATTATCGTTGGCTTCAAGGATGAGTACGACCACATTGCAGAGTCAGTGCTTGGTCGACCCTTCAGCGACTCAGAATGGGAGTTCGGAGTCAAGGACTGTGTCGAGAATGATAGCTCGCTCTTACAGTCCACAGGAGACGTTATAACTGAGTATGCCGATGGCTATGCTCACGAGATTAAATTTGAATCAGACGAGGAACAATGAGTAAAGAAACAAAACAAATATTATGATTACATTTGACCACCTTATACTAGCAATAGCTATTGTTGAGAGTTCCCTAAATCCCCTCGCAGTAGGGGACAATGGGAACGCCGTTGGCTACCTACAGATCACGCCTGCCGTGGTCGAGGATGTGAATACATTCTATGCTGATGCGGACTACTCACTTGATGACCGGTACGATGTCGTAAAGTCAGTAGAGATATGCAAACTGTACCTTACCTATTGGGGCAAGGTATACACCAAGAAGACAGGCGAGCAACCAAGTGCTGAGACATTCGCTAAGATGTGGAACGGTGGTTGTTATGCTTGGAAGAAAACTGACCCCAAGGTTGTGAATAACCTTGAA